TCAAGCAGGCATGAGCGATCTAGAGTTCTGCAATAAATTGGCAAAACAATGTGGATATAGCCTTAGAGTAGAAAACACCGAGGTTTACTTTAAACCTATGATGCAGTTGTTTAATGAACTTAAAAGTAGTGCGTTAAGTTTCCATATGGGTGACCAAGCAAACCCAAGCGGTTCTACGCTTTACTCGTTTACTCCTATGATTGGAGAAACGTTGGATCAAGATGGTGAGCATAAGGCTGCAGTGGCGGTAAGCGGTGTAGATAAGTTCACTGGTCAATTAATTCAAGTTACAAACCAGAAGCGACCAAAGGCATCCCGCGCTAAATTTGAAGCCGAGTTCTTTGATCGGTTTGACGCGGTTACCGTAGCCAATGACTACGAAATTGCAAAGCATGAGTCGGTATCTGCTGATGAACGAATTAGATTTCCATACAGAGCTACCGCCGAAGTTTTAGGTACCCCAGACCTGCACCCAGACGTACCGGTGTATCTATCTGGTGTTGGGGGAGATTACAACGGCTTTTGGACAGTTTTAAAAACAGAACATAGGGTTGTATTAGACACTCTTCTTAACCACAAGTACACAACAATCCTTCACTTGGGTACAGACTCTTTGGGAACAGACACCTCACAGCCAAACTCCCCGGCTGTTGGTCAACCACAACTTACTCGTAAACGAGTGATCATTCCTGGAGTAAAACAGACTAATAAGAAGCCAGTAACCGTTTTAAAATCGGGCTCTGCTAAAAAAACGCAGGGACCTGTAGGATTTGGAACAGTTAATAACCGCCCTAGACCGTTAGTGGCTAAAAAAACAATTGTTGCAAGTAAATGGAAAAACTCGGTAAAAAACTTGAAAACTACATCAAAGAAGGCGTCCCCATCTGCTGTTGTAGTGGCCCATAAAAGGAGCATAAATGTCATCTAATAAATTTTTTGGTCTATACAGAGGAATCTGTATGGATAACGCAGACCCTATTGAAAAGAACAGAATTAGAGTCCAAGTACCACAAGTACTGGGACAAGAGGTAAGCGACTGGGCTTGGCCATGCCTTCCAATAACAAGTAACGCCGACCATCCTGACCACTTGCCTCACTTGGCTGCTGAAGTAGCCGCTTTGTTAACCACTCACACTACTCATGCTAGCCATAGCGTTGCAGTATCTGGAACAACAGGGTCGGCAACAGTCAGCACCTTTGGTTCTCACACGCATAGCTTTAGCGCAACCCAGACATTAGCCCATGATGCCCATGCAGCACACGCTGGTAATGGTGGAGAGTTAACCCACGGTCACGAAGATAGCGAAGACCCACTTGAGGTAAATGGCACTGAGCACACACCACATAGAAAAGTGCCTAATCTAGAACAAGGGGTGTGGATTATGTTTGAAGGCGGAGACCCAAATTTTCCCGTATGGATTGGAGTGTTTTAAATGGGACAGACAATCGCATTACCGTTTAGATTTACTGAGTCTGGCGGTGTTGACACAACTGTTGATGACAGCAAAATGTGGTCGGATAGAGTTTTGAGCGCTATTTTTACACGCCCTTCCGAAAGAGTTATGCGCTATTCCTACGGTAGCGGGGCAACTGGTCTTGTGTTTGAGCCAGAGGATTTGGCCGTAAAAGAAGCCGAGCTAACTGTCGCTTCAGCGTTTAGCCAGTGGTTGCCCGATCTAAAGCTATTATCGGTGAATGCTTCCGTAGAATCAGGCGAGTTAGCGGACAACGCCTTGGTAATTTCGGTAAACTATGTCTTACCTAGTGGAGAAACAACAACAACTGTAGCTAGGGTAAAGAGCGGAACGTTTACCCGAACCGGTGTTCTAATTGAGGAGATCTAGCCATGGCTGATAGTAACTACGTACCACAGGTTGACTACACCTCTAGAGACTACGCCTCTATCCGTGAAGATTTAATTAACCTTATCCCAGATCTTGCCCCTAAGTGGACAAGCCGAGATCCTGGGGACCTTGGAATTGCAATCCTAGAAGCATTTGCCTATGAGGCTGATGTACTGCATTACTATGTTGATCGAGCTGCTAACGAGGCTTTTATCAGCACAGCAAGCCAGCAAGAAAGCATTTTAAAGATTGCAAAGATGCTTGGGTACACACCTACAGATACATCCCCAGCAACCGTAACCTTGGTGTTTAAAAACTCTAGCGGCTCAAATATTACAGTTCCTGCTGGAACCCAAATTGGAAGCACTACAGTTGTAAACGGAAAAACCACTCAAGTTATTTTTGAAACAAATACAAGTATTGTGGTTACCCCCGACACCATTACTCCAAACGGTGTTTCAGTAGCGTCTACACAGGGTTACACGGTAACGTCTGAACTTGTTGGAACTTCTGATGGAACTGCGGGTCAAACATTCCAGCTTGATGAAGCCCCTGTTATTCAGGACAGTATTGAAGTCTTTGTAAATAATACGCCTTACAGAAACGTTCAGTACTTAATTGAGCATGGAAATAGCGATGCAGTTTTTGTATCAAATACTGATGCTGATGGAAATACTTTTATTGAATTTGGTGACGGAGTAGGTGGTCGAGCACCCTCAACTAACGGTCAAATTTACGCAACATACCGCGTTGGAGGAGGTGTTGTAGGAAATGTTCCGGCAAACACCATTAAGAACATTCTTACAAACTATCAGGCAGGCCTTAGCGTAACTAACACTCAAGCCGCTTCTGGCGGAACAGACGCTGAGTCTATTGAGTCTATTAGAACTAACGCTCCGCTTACGTTATCCGCTGGAGATCGCGCTGTATCACTAGATGATTATGCTGCTCTAGCGGTTCAAGTATCTGGTGTCGCTAAAGCAATTGCAGATGCTGATGTCTCTAACAGTATTAACCTATACATATCACCATTTGGTGACAGAGGCCTTACATCTGGTAACGAACTTACTGAAGTTTTTACAAATCTATCAACAAAGGTACTGGAGTTTATTACACCTAAGATGCCTCCAGCAGTAACCGTGACAATTTTCCCACCAACTTTTGTTGGAGTAAACATCACTGTTGTGGTTAACGCACTTCCTCAATGGAAGAACTCAACTGTTCAAACAAACGCTATAAAGGCTCTTAACGAGATTCTTGCTTTTGATAACGTTGCTTTTAATGATCGAATTTCCCTTAGTTATGTTTTGAGTGCTTTAGCAAATACTCCGGGCGTGTCTTACACAACACCAATTTTGCTAGCACGTGCCGATGGTGCACAGAGCGGTACTGCCGATGCGGTATTTGCTGTAGATGAGATTCCAGAAGCGGGTACTATTTCAGTAACCGTAACTGGTGGAATTGCATAGGAGATAAATAATGGCAGCCAGTTACCCATCCTCAGTTCGGTCCTTCTCAACAAAGAGAAATACCCTTGACATTATTGATGCAGCTGACCCAAATGGCGTGCAAGAAGAAATTGTTGCAATCCAGACAGTTATTGGTGTAAGCCCTAATCTGTCTACGGCACCGTCTTCTTCTGGAACATTTTCTGCTACCGCAACAACGTTTAGCACCTTGACCGCTCGCCTTGCAAACATTGAGACTGGAATTGTTGCAGATACGCACACTCAGTACCTCAAGCGATCTGGCAACGAAGTAGTAACAAACGCAAATGCGGCTAACGTGGCTTTTACAATCACCGGCGCCTCTGCTCAGTCAGCGAACCTACAAAACTGGAAAGCCAGTGGTGGCGCAATTGTTGCTAGCGTTAGTCGTGATGGTCAGATTACAGCGTCTTCTGTAAATGCCCCTGAAATTGAGGGCTTAATTATTGATGGGATTTTTGGATAATAAATGGCTCGCTACGGCACGGACATATATGGAATTGGTCGATACGGCGCTGGTGTTTTAGCGCTTGTTGACTTTGACGCAACCCCGTTTACTGCCGAACCAGCAAACTACGGATCTATTAAACTTTCATGGGCTACACCTACTGGTGACTGGACCAGTTTGCGTCTTGTAAGAAACCGATATGGGTTTCCAGTAGCGGCAGACGACGGAGATATTCTCGTTGACTCTGCAAAAGAAAATGCTCCGACAGAGTACCGAGATAAAGGACAGACTCCTGAGAATCGCGGGTTAGTTCAAGGCATTGTTTATTTCTACTCTATTTTTGTTTACTCTACTCAGCAGTCATTTTGGGTTAAGGCTGGAAATGCTTCTTCCATCTCACCAAAAGAATTTCATGGCGGTAACGACCTATTTAGCCTAATGCCTGCAATTTATCAATCAGACACTTATAAGACCCTTACTGGGTCCGCTGATAATGAAGACCTAAAGTCCTTCCTTTCTATTTTTGAAACATACTTTGATTTTTGTAAAACTTACGCTGAATTAGTTAAAAATTTATACGATCCTTCAAAGACGCCTATTCAACTTTTGCCTGCGCTGCTAAACCAGTTTGGTCTTCAATATGAGCCAGAAATCGGTGTTCAGCAGACTCGAATTTTGCTTAAAAACGCTGCATTGATCAACAAGAAAAAGGGATCACTTCAAGGCATCGAAGACTTTGTTAAATCCTTTACTGGTTGGGACTCTGTAGTTGTTCCTACTAAGAACATTATGCTCAACTATAACGGCGTTGTTCTACCGTATGAAAGCACGGTATTAACAGGGCTTGGTTTCCCTAACAAGCAGTCTGGAAGTCTTAAGGTTAAGGCCACCATTGCGGGAGACGTTATTTTTGCTTGTGGTATTTCAAGCCCCAAGACTCGTGGAATCCCAGTTAAGCCGAGCACACTTTACGTATTCTCTATTTTTTCTAAAGCAGCAACAACTGCTAGGACAGTTACTGCGGATATTATTTGGTACGACAAAGATATGAACGAAATCTCACGTGCTGGTGAAGAAGCAAAGCAGAATGCTGTAGGTAACTGGGTAACACGTGTTGAGTCTTCAAGCAGCTCCCCAGCAAATGCTTGGTTTGCCGTGCCTTACCTAAGAATTGATGGGGCAGCTTTAGATGAGGTTCATTACTTTGACGCAGGTCAGTTTGAGGAAAGCAATGAAGGCGCAACCTACTTTTCTGAAGCACGCGGTGTTGACATCACGCTTAAAGCAAACAGAATTAACTTAATTACCAACCCATGCTTTGAAGACACTTTAACTCCGTGGGTTGCTACAGGAGCCACTTTATCCATTGACACAGGTT